ATTACATTTCTGCGCCTTTCCACTATCGTGCCTGAACCACTAAAACAATCATCGGGTATGCCTAGTGCGCTTTCCCACTCATCAATAAAATTGGTGGTTGTGTCTGGCGCATATTCATCTTGATACTGTTTAATCAATCCCTCCGCATTAAATAGTTCGCCAGCGAAACCTTTTAAAAGCTTTCTAAAATTACTGTCCCCAATCCATGCCGATTCAAACAGTCTTCCGGTAGGCAAGTAAGATGCTAGAGAATTTGCTTGCTCTTCTAAATCATGAGAGGTTATCATGGGTAAACTATAGCCCCTAGAGTTCCTATTTCACCACTAGCAATAGTCACATCACCACTTGGCGCGGAAAGCGCAAAGGTTGCTACTGTGTCACCTGTAGCTGTATCAACAGTATTAAATATTGCTGCCCTGTAAGCGTCTTCATCTACGTTGGCACCTACGGTAGTGGACTCTCTAAAGAACTGCTGCAGGTTCGCTGTAATTGCAGTTTTCATGGTCGCGGTGTTTGGCGTTAACGCACTAAGGGTGAACGCTACAGGTACCGCAGTTGGAGCAGCTACAATGACATCTATATCTGCCGTATGTGCTGGCTTTATAGCTAGAATATTAGTCTTAACCGTAGCGACTTCACTAGCAGACGGTATAGGATCGACTTCATTATCACGCATAAAATAGATTGTAACCTGTCCGTATGTAGGGGTTATCTGCTCGATAAATACACGCGTAACACCGTTAATCTCTTTAGCCTTTGCCGTTATAGACGAATCATTAAATAGGGCAACGGGATTTTGCACCCGATCTAAAAATCGTGGCCTGAAATCTTCTTGAGCCTCTTGATTTGTGCCGCCGCCAACCTCGCCGAAATCCACATAAGCAGAATCATCTACGCCAGATATAGGGCTTTGTAGGGTTATCTTTGCATCTAGCGCTAAATTACTTGTAGAGCCAAAAGAAACGCTTTTCACTGGTATGTTTGCAGAAGTAAATGCAGCCGTTATTGTCCCTGTTGCTGGGCTTGCTGGCGATCCTGCAACAGTGTAAGTAAAGGTATCTAGCCCAGTAACAGTAATAGTTTGTGCGCCGTTGTATTCAGTTTCTACCGCACCCGCAATGGTCACACCGACAAACGAGCTTAAACCGTGATCGCTTGCCGTGGTTGCCGTTGCTGTAGTGCCTGAGCGAGTAATAGAAGAAACTGAAACAGTGTTGGCCGATATAGTGCCCGCCGAGGTAGTAGTAAATTGTAATCCAGTAGATGTCTGATATAGAGTGCTAACAGGAATAGCCGTTGTGGCAGTACCAGTAACAACAATATTTCCCGTTGATTGAGTAGCTGCAAGCTTATACACGCCGAACCATGATGCCTGCCTAGCTAGAAAATCACCTGTAGAGGTATCCCAGAATGTCTGCTTAATGGCTTGATTCAACGATAAGTAGAAGTCATAGACTCGGTTAGCGTAAGAAGTTACAAGCGCATACAGCCAGCTATTCTTTAATTTAGGGTTAGATGAAGGCAGCTCTCTTTTGACATCAGTCGTGGCTCTATCACTAACAACCTTGGCGCTTTCTGGTATATTAATTGACACCTGTATTACTCCATAAATCGTAGTATCTGTACTCTACTTTAGAATTAAAGCGCAATATCTCGATATTTAACATAAGCGACCCATTATCAACACTTGATGCAACATTAATAGAAGACACTAGTTTATCATCAATAAGCCATTGAAGCCCATTTTTAGCGGCTGTGGTCACGCCATTCATCGTACTTCTGGTAAGTCGGGCTTGCTCGTACAACCACAATTTAGACCCTACTTCAAAGTCATCGTTACCAATCCAGCCGCGGCGAAGGTTAGGGGTAGTCACTTCGCTAGATAATGCCCTACGCTCACAAAACAGGCTCATCAGTAAAGCGGTATCAAATGAATCCTGTGTGGCAATATCGCCATCAGAATCAATGCTAATATCGTAATAGCCATTAGTTGTATTTAGTGCAGCGTCGAAGCTCATATACTGGTATTAACTCCACCTGTTATAATAGTTCCAACATAAGTACCCGCAGAAGAGCCGTTAGCTATAACCGTTTCCACGGTATCACCAACACGAGCAATAGCATTTCCGCCGACCCCAATATTAGAAACGGCAGCGTCTATATTAACATTATTCGCGTTTAGATTTACATCACCCACAACATCGATATCTAAATCGCCGTTATTCTTAAAGTGAATCCTAGTCTTTGTCGTAGGGTGGAAGAAAACAACCTCGCCACTTTCTAGGTTCTTAATGCGCTTTTCTGGCACTTCGCCGATACCTGCTAGATTTTGCTCTTGACCATTTACAGAGAGTAGAGTAACCAAGGAATCAACAGGTAAATTAGCATGATGCCCATAGGGGAATAGAGCTATAAAATTCGCAGTGTCACCCATAAAGTCGCATTGCTGTATAGGAAGCTTTCCACTATCGTCATCAGTACGTGAAACTCTCGCACGCTTGATTAGATTAATTAGACGATTCAACATTGTACGCCTCCTTATCAACTAGCGATAATTCCGTTGTGGTTCCTGAGTCTACATCTATTTTAAATGTGACCGTATTAATTAGCATGGTATCGGATATTCCCGCGAAATCATCTACAACATTAACTAATGTATTAGGCTTCCATATCCCTAGCGTATTTTGATGACCAACAACCACAACACCGTAAGAGGTAGAGCGGGTCTTTCTTATCCTACCCTCCCATTCCGCACGTAATCTAGCCTTTTCAGCCGCGCTTGTGTTCTCAGACTGCAATATAAACTGCCTAGTAGCTCTTATCTCATCGTCGATATACTCGCCGGACTGATTGACCAACTGCGCTGTGTCAATCTCTCCTGCATTATCTGCAGCAACAAGGTTATATTGAGACCGTGCTTTATACTTATTAAACCGTTGTGTTAAGTCATTACTATAACTTGCTGATTTTATATTGTTATCATCCGCGCCGAGTACATTCTTTAGCGTAATATCAAGAGCCTCTGTTGATGGCTTAATAATATTGATATTACCAACATCGGAAGCCAATAGAACAGCCTGCTTGCGGGATAACTTATCAATGAAATTAAAGGCGTTTTGTCCAACCCTTGCCGATAATTTGTCTTCTGCTTGATTGAACGGCTTTAAGCCAACACTGTCGGTTACGGCTATGTCTGCGCCAACATCTTTTATTACCTTTTCGATAACTTGCTTTAATGTGTTTGCTCCGTCCATCTTTGTATTTTCGATAGTGGAATCTATAATGTCACTGGTCTTATCTCTACCCTCTATAATTATAGAATGCAGGTTAGCGCTATATTCAACATTAATAATGTCAATAAAGCCATCAATCACAACCACATCGTCTACGGTAATTTTGCAGGACTCGCCGCCCTTAAATGGAAGTCCAGCACCCTCTACATCAACAGCGGAAAACGTAAATCCGCCCGATATGCTATCCATAGATAGTATGACTTCTGCTTTGGTAAAGTTAATATAAGACTTGCCCGCAACCTGTAGCGCAATCATATAGAAATCACCTCAACGTCACCTTCGTAAAAGCTCACATTACCATCATCGTTCAAATTAATAATATTCTCACCAAAATCATCATTTCCATAATAAGTGAACGCTAACACACGAGCAGGCGTTGTAGCTGTCTTTACGGTTATCACTTGATTTACATTTAACTTAATAGCATCAAGTAGCGATTGTACGTCGGTGCGTATATCGCTAAGGGCTTCTAATTGTTCGCCCGTGAGATTTACCGACACTTTATCGAATTGAGCCTCTAGTATATCCGCCGTAGTATCTAAATCATCAACCGTAGCATAGTCAATATTAACTGCGTTCTGATAGGCGTAGCCAAGTGATGCCGCTTGCATATAGGATTTAATTGTCGCCCTGTTTTGATCTTTCTCAATAATCGAGGCCGTCACTAAAGAAGGGTTAGGCGTTAGATCATCGTCGAAGTCAAAGAACCCTCTAAATACTGCTACCGTTGATTCAGCAGAGGCATACAGGCCGTTAGCCGTCAAAAATAGATTGCTCACACTATCAGCAAGGGCTTGAGGCTTGTTAGTTAGGGATAATATAGCGGATGAATAATCACTTACTAGGCCACTGTAGGTATTGATCGTATCAGTGACTTGATTAACCACTTTTGTCTTTTCGTCGAAATACTCATTAGTCCTATCGAGCATTTCTTTTGCATCGGTAAAGGCATCAGGGAAAAATATACTGTAGTCGTCAACAATGGACTTTTTAAGACTTGCCTGTAGTGCCGCATTAGAGGCCGTTACAATGGCTGTGGACGATGTATCAACCGAGGGCAAGCCATCAGTATTGGACACGTCAAAAGTCATTGAGAAGGTGGCCTCACCTATTGAGCTAACATCTTCAACTACCGAGTAGTTCCGTGCTGCTATATTCTCGATGTTGCCAAAGAAAGGATGAACTAATAGGCCTGTGCCGCCCTCTTCAAGAGCAGCCAGCAGCTTGTTTTTCTTCTGTGTATAGTTAGGCTCACTAATAAAGCCGGAAATCTCATAGGATCGAGGCTTTAAACCTAAATCCTCTATGTTCTGCCTGTCAGAGTTTGGGAATTCGTGCTGTAAGTCTTTACGACCACCACCAACGGAACCCGATTTTATGCGGAACTCTGCGCCCTTATAGCTTCCTGTGAAAATCTCATCAATAAACATAATCACTCATACTCAAACCAAGGTTCATTGGTGAGCCTTTAGACGCTGCCTTAGCTGAATTAACAACACCTTTGGGCGCATTTAGATTAATATTAACATCAGCTTGCGTTTTCATGCTGCTATTCGAGTCGATGCCTAGCTTCTTATCGCCTACGTCAAAGCTTATTTTTTTCTCAAATTGAATCATTTTGCTTTCTAGCCCATCGAAGCCAATAGCTGACATAGCCTTAGCTGCTAACTGAATAGGCGTTAAAAGAAAGCTAACAACGCTATTGTAGACTTTCTTTAATCCTATGGTGGCTTTTTCTGCAAGTACTGAAAACTTCTCTTTTAGTACATCAATATCCTGCCATATCTTATAAATAGCCACACCCAGCAATGCAATACTGCCAACTATAAGTAGGACAGGCAAAGATAGAACCGCAAACGCTGCAGCTAGACCAGATACAGCGAAGGCAACGCCGCCGATAATTAATGCCAGTGGGCCTAGTGCGGCAACCACGCCACCAACAATCAAAATTAGTTTTTTGTTTGAATCAGAAAGCCCATTTAATCTATTTAAAAATGCTGTCACCTTTTTTGTGATCTTTATCATGGTAGGTAGTAGGAAAACACCAAGCGATTCACTAAGCCTTTTAGTTGCTTCTGCTGCTACTCTCTGTTGGTTAGCGTAACTTCCTAATGTCTTGTTGAAATTATCGGTAGCCTTTTGCCTGTCAACTTGCTTCATAATACTAGCGAATATAACCTCAGCTTTAGCCGCCGCTTGCGTGGCTCCAGTAGCCGCCATTCTAGCCTTTACTGCCTTTTGAAATGCGCCGTTTTGTTGTATTGTTATACCGAAATTAGTCTTTAGTGATTCGGCTTCACCCAGTAAAGCCTTTGTTAAAATAAGGCTACTTTCTGCAGCCGAGCCTTGGAAGTTATGGAAGGATGCCAAATCAATAGAGGCGCCATTGATAGCTTCCGACATTTTCAGTATTTGATCTGTTTGCATTCCAGAAGCGGAAAGGATAGCGCCCGTGGTCGATAGGAGTTCTTGCGATGTAGAGGTTGCGAGCTTGTACTTTTCTGCAAGACGTGCAGCGGCATCGGGGCCACTCTTTCCTAACTCCCTAAAAACATCATTAAACTTATCGGCAGTCTCTTGGGCATCGGATGCAGCATTAACCATAGCTCTTGCTGCTAACCCAATAGGAAGAGTGGCAAACAAGGTAAGACTTTTGCCTGCACCGAGCATACTACGACCGAACTTTTTAGCCTGAGTTGATGCCTTGGCAAGACTGCCTTTAAGGTTCTTTGCTGCACGCGCAGCCTTGTTAGCTTGATTGCTAAACTGATCGCGTAAACGGATAAAATAGGAAACATCAAAATTAGCCATGTGTTTTTTTACGCTCTCTTGCTATCTTTTTGGCTTCATCGTTAATGATCGAAACCTCGTCTAACGGCATATCACGCAAATCATGATAACTAACGCCGCCTTCAAAAAATGCCGCTAACTGCACAAACGAACGAATTAAGCTTTCTTCGCCTTGGCTAGTGCAGAAGCTAGAATAAAATTTACAAGGTAGGTGCCTGTCATTAGCTCTAGATCTTCCTGTGACATCGTGTCGATAATTGGCTTAGTAAACCTTTGCTCGCCATCAACTAACGCCACACCACTATTAAATAACTCAATAGCAGACAAAAGCACGCCATTCATATCTACATCGGACATATAAAGCATGGAGATTACATCTTCTGCTTTCATGTCTGGCGATTCTGCGCCCTCTTTTTGATCTGCGCTACCCTGTAAAGAGTTCAAAGCACGAAAAAACGATTGCTTTAAAAACGTGGTGTGCTTTAACTGCTTGGAAGACGGGGCGGTAAGCTGTACAAACTCTGCCACCACCTCGTCACCATCCTTTGCGTACAATACTGTTTTATCTTGTAATGTATAAAGGACTTCCATATTACACCGCCGCCTTAGATTTAAACTCTAGCTCAATTACAGAGTCATTACTAAGCGGAACAGAATATTTTGCTGGCAAACTTGCTTTTTTAAATGTCCGTCTAAAAGAAACCCCGTCTAGTGATCCAGTGATAACTACTGTGTTAGCGTTTCTATTCGCTTTCCACGATCTGGCTAAATTAATACCCTCAATATCTGGATAAATTGAGAACTTAACCATTGAAAATGCAGTTTCCATATCTTCTGAAAAAACATCCTCAACGGCTTGCCCTCCTGTGCTTGCGGCACGTACATTGTATTCGGCAAAGCCTTCGTCAAACTCACAAGAGTTTGGCACTATTGCGATAGGCGCATTATTGACCGTTACCGCTACATTTGATAATGGTTGCATCTTTTAACCCTCTGTAGTGAATGCTAATTGCATTGAAACGTTAATGGTTCGTAACTGCGTAACGATAGGAACGATCATTGTGACAGTCGCTTTACCTAGTGATAGATCAAGCGTTACTGAAATATT